TGAGCCTCCACCATATCCTCCTCCTGGATATCCAGAACCTCCACCATAACCTTGTCCTGTTCCAGAACCTGGTCTTCCACCTGATCCCCCGTATCCTCCGCCACCAGGACCTCCACCAGGACCTCCACCAGGACCTCCACCAGGACCTCCACCGGGACCACCTCCGCCAACAAATTCTTGAAATTCTCTAGGTACAGGTATTCTCATAGCTCTTAAATAATCCATTATTTTTTTTACAAAAGCAATGATAATTGTAGCAGCCTTCTGACCTTTTTTATAAGCTTCTTTAGCCATAGTGAAATATTTAACAAAATTCTTTAACCATTGAATTAAATCGGGGTCTTGTACGGTTTTTATAACTACTGTTTCATCTTGTAATATTCTTATATCAGCATTTCTAATCATATTTTCTATACGCTGTCTTTCGTCTTCTAAGATTACACCAAATTTCTGTAATTGGTCGAATAATACACCCATATTTTGATCCATTTGTTGCATCCCAAGTATATTAAAGTATTTTTGAATATTTTGTTCAAATTGTTCATTATTAACTTGATCATTAACTATAGCCATGTAGTTCTCTGCCGATGATTGTCTAATATTATCTACAACATCCTTTAAACTTGCTTTTTTAAAACCTAAATTATTGGCTAATTCTCGTCTATCTTTATATCTAAATGTAATTCCAGAGCTTTTCTGTCTTTCTATTTCAGCTGAAATAGAATCTTGTGGATCTTTTCTAAATTTATAATCACTATTTTGTAAACTATTTTGGAAGGTTATGTCCAACCCAACTCCTTGAGATGAAGGAGTTAGATTGAAAAATTGACTATTCTTTTTATTTGTATGGGTATCTACGTCAGTCCCCCACGACTTGAGATCAATTATGGGCATTTGATTTATATAATTTTACAAGATTTTTTTTATTATTATTTTTTAAATATTTTAATTTGTAAGGTATTCCTTTTTCAATCATATCATTTAGTCTTTTTTCTCTTAGTGGAAAGTTAATTAAAAAATTATGGTGCGGAAATGTACTATTCATTATACACTAACTTGAGATATTAAATTATTTGGATTTTTTTTACATGTTTTTAAATGTCTACTTTTACTATTACGATTTCCTAACTTACCACAAAATTCACAAGATTTTTTTTCATTTTGTTTTTCATTAATTTTTTGTTTATTTTTTTCTCTATATTCTTGTTGTTTATCTTTTATTTTTTCTTTATTAAATTCTATGTATTTTTTTTGTATTTTACATATATTTTCTTTATTATTTTGCCTATATATTTTTTCGTAATTAAGTACAAATTCCCGGTTATCAATTCTGCGATTTTTATGATATTCATTTATTGTTATAAAAGCTCTACAAGAATTTATACATGGTAATTTACAAATATAATAATCTTCAATAGCCCTAAGATGATCTTTATTTATATAAAAACCTTCTTGTAGTATTAAAAATATATAATTATTCCTATTAATAATTTGTTTAGAAGAACTTATATGTTTATCTTTCTTTTCATTATGTCTATTTATTCTTTTTTTCATATTTATAGTAGATCCTATATACATTTCCCTTGTATCTAAGCAAAATAGTTTGTAAATATAGCCGTAAATCATCTCCTCTTTTTATATATATAAACTATTATCTTTAAATCAAATTTTTTTTTTTATCAGTTGTAGAAGATACAGCTATACCTCGTCCCTTGAAACGGTTCTGTATAGTGGGTGTATTTACTACCATCAAATTCTAATGAGTATGTTCTTAATGGAAATAGAGTCTTCTTCTCAAAGTCTTGCTCTATAAATAGACCTCCTTTTTCGAAATCCCCAAATGTTACGATTATAGAAGAAGTTGCATTATTTGAGTCTTTGTGCGGACGACTTTGACAGTTCTTAGTTATAAATACCGAATTAAAGATGAAATCGGGCCTATGAAAGTGTAAAAACGTCATTAAAAGGTCGTCTATTAAAGGATGTTCTTCTGATAATTTGCTTATTTTAGTGCCACCTCTCCATGTAACTATACCTGCTGTACTACCTCGAGCTTCCCGCTGATCTAGCGCTCCTACCTTGCTCGCATGGTGGTTATGGTTATTTTTATCTCTATTATTTTCATACAAACTTTTTAAACACTTTGGGTTATCCTCTAAATATTTATAAATATTATTAAGATTACCAATATCTCTTATTGACAGTTTCTTTAGCTTATATTCCATTTATTTATACTATTACATTAGATAATAAAATAAAAATTAAGGAATTTCTATATAAATTCTCTTTCCCCTCCCCCTTTCTCTAATATAGTGATAGAGATTATATATATATATTAATAATATATATATATATTCCTTCTTTCTTGGTAAAAAAAAATAATAATAGTATTATAATAATAATAAAAGTAAATAAAAAGTCTAAAAGTCTAATTTTGCCCCAAAATAGTAAAGTACCCTTAAAAACCAATATAAGAGAAAGTTTTCAAATTTGGGGCAAAATTAGACTTTTAGACTTCTTTATTTACAATCACCATAAATGAATAATTAAATTTAGTGAATTGCGGAAGTTGTAGCATTAGAAATAACATTATCTAATTCATCTTCATCAATTCCAATTAAATCTTGTGAATTATTATCATAATTTTCTGGAATCATTTTATAGGAACGAATTATATTTCTATAACAAGTTTTATTTACATTATCATTTAATTTTTCTAAATAATATAATTTAGTATCCGGATCTCTTTTTAATTTTTCTATTAAACTATCATAAGTACAAGCTCTTTTTTCTTTCTTAGTTAAATTTAAGTAATCATCACATAATTTGTAGGAGGCAAAAATATCCTTAATCGATATAAAATCATTAATATCACTAGTTTTTTCAAACTTAGAATTAAACCAAGTTTTAAAAGGATTACTTTTAGTAATATATTTTAATCCTAAATCAGTAATTTGTTGTGGGATAAAATCATCAATTTTTCTATTACATTTAAATAATTTAATAGAATACGGTATAAGTAAATGAATTAAGTCCATTTTAAATCTTTCATTAGTTTCTTTTTCAAGTAACATAGGGTTAGCTTCAAATGAAAATTCAACATTTGGATCTGCCTTATTTAGAAAACAAGATCTCATTTCCATTTCAATAATTCTACCTCTTACAGCTTCGCCGTCGCTAGTAATATTTAGTGGAATGTCATCATTACAGGCAATCCATAAATCTCCACAACAGAGAGTTTCAGTTTTTTTAGAATAAATTTCTCTAGCATTAATTTGTTTATCACCGGTAAGTTGTTTAATTAGTGTAAAATTAAATTTATCACCTTCAATAGGTTCAGAGCACCATAAAAATCTTTTTCTATCAGCTTTAGCAATTTCCTGATTTGCACCACCAGCTTTAGAAGCGGATACACATAGACAATTACCAAGATTATAAGAGAATGTGCCTAAAGTAGTACTTAATAAATTTAATAAAACTGATTTGCCATTTCTTCCTTCACCTTGTAAAATAGTAAATCTAGGATGATTATATCCGTTCAATGTATGAGCCATTTTATACATCATTAATTCTCTTTCACTTTCAATTGGAAATATCTCACTAAGCATTTTTTTAATTTCATTTTGTACACTATTATTAATCATAAAATCATAATTATATCCAATAGTTTCAGTAATATAAAAATTTTTATCATTTGGTATAGTTTTTCCAGTTGTTAAATCTAATAAACAATCATTAAATGGTAAATAATTGGGCTGATCATCAAATTTAATATCATTATTATCAGATGGAGTAAAAGTAACAATAGCTGTAGCAATATCAGCAGTAGATTTAACCTTACCTAGTAATTTAACACAATAATTATATTCTTCTAATAGTAAATTATATTCAGCAGTTATATCTTTGTGAATTCTAAATTTATTAAAATAATCACTAGTTAATCTAGATAAATAATTGTGTACATATGGTATAAAATCATCATTAATTTTATTTTTAATAGTGCAATTTCTAGATCCATTAACTCTCCAACTTTTATTATAAACATAAATATCATAATCCTTGGGTGTAAGTTGTGTTTTAACTAAATCATCCTTATAGATTTCAATAAATAGAAGAGCAATTGCGTGTTCACTAGATAAATCGGGAATATAAAATAATGGCGATTCCATTTTATCACAAGTCCAACTTATCCCATAATCTTCAGTCAAATTATTAAGGGTTTCTATATTAATTTTCAAAGGCGTAGATAATCCGTCATACATTGGAATACACCCAAATTCTGATAGTTGAGATTTATATTTATTAATAACTCTAGATAATAACATATTTTCATGATATGCTAATATAGAGTAAATTTGTGAAGATATAGGATTTTTACAAACTTCGTTTTCTTTTTTAACAATTTTATCTACATGATTATTAATTATTGTTTGTTTATTTTTGATAATTTCAACTATTAAATTATTTACAGTAAAATTACTAAGATCTGGTTGATCAATATTTAGTAGAGAAAGAATTTCATTTTTTTTAACTTTATTTTTTTTAAGAAAAGCATCACGATTTTCTACATATTTTTTTAAATATTTTACTGGTAAATTTAAATCTTTTGATAATTTATAAAGAATAGTAGGAAAACAATTTTTCATATCATAATCGTAGCAATTAGATAATAAAAAGTTTCTAAATTTTTTAGGAAAGCCTTGTACAGATATACCTTTAGAATATAATCTATTATTTTTAGATTCATAACTTACAATACCATCACCAAAATTTCTAATATAATTTCGATATGAATTAATTTTATCTATTTTATCAGCTTTACAAAACAATGGTAAATAAAATTCAGAATCTAATTTTAAAAATGCTTCTCTTTTTTTAGGATTGACAGGACTCTTAAATTCGATCATTTTAATATTATTAGATATTAATTTATTATCTAAAGCATTAAAACCACTTAAAGTTTTATCACCAACAGTATTTGTGGAGAGCGGCAACTCTCCCTGAAAAGAATTCAGTTTATTCATCATTTTTTTTTATAATTTAATTATCGGGATTTATTTTTAAATCCTTATAATCAAATTTATTTACAAAAAAATAATATTATATATATAAATCTATAAATAGTATTTAAACATTGTCCTTGTTAACATTCAAGATTCTAATAGTATGTTGATCACTTGGGTCGCTAATATTAGCTAGGTATTTAAAGGCTTCATTAAAATCGTCATTTAAATTTTGATGATCACCATTATAAGCATTCTCAATTGCCCAGCCTCGAAAGTTACAAATTTTTCTAGATTTGGTATCTGTATGTCCTAAAAATCTCCACATAGCATCAAAAAGTTTATGTGTCATTTGAACTAGTCGTTCTTTAACAGATTCTTGTAAATAGGTACTGCGAATTTCAGAGTCATCATCGAAATTGTATTTAATTCTAGTAATTTCATATTGAAAAGCTACTAATACGTGTGTACTACTAGTTTGTTCTTGTACTTTTTTAAGTTTTTTAGATAGTTTATTGTAGGCGTTTTCATTAATTTCACCAGTGGCTACCATTTTTGAAAGTTTATCCATATATGCGTGTCTATTCATCTCTTTGTTGTGTTATATATATAACATGTAAGATAACTTTAAATCAAATTTTTCTTTAAATGATTGAATATTTTTAATCACTACCTACGTAATGGCATATAAGCCCGGATGAGTCCAGCACCATTAATAGAATAAGAATAATTTTCACTATCAGAATCAGAATCACTAAAAATAAATTCACCGTACATGTCATACTTATCCAAAGGGAAAGGATATTTTATAATTATTTCTTCTAAAACATTTTTAAATTTATCTTTATAGTAAATATTCCAAATTTTATCCTGTAAATAGTAAGGTAAATCATTCATATAGCTTTTTCCAATCATCTCTTTGTTATTTTATATATATAAAACTATAACTTTAAATCAAATTTTTCTTTAAATCAAATTTTAATTTAAATCTCTCCAAATTCGAGTACTTTCGGCATCATCACTATCAGTATCGCTCCACATAGTCCATTTATTCATATTACGACTCCACCGACATCCTATCTCTTCTAAATATTCATCATGAGTCAGCATCTCTTCTAAATATTCATTATGAGTCAGCCCACAGGGCTCAGACTCATT